GAGCAACTGCAAGCCCAGCAAGGCCTGGCAGACTACCAGTTGGGTGGTCGTCATGACCTTGCTAAGCATCATGCTAACCAGAAGATCAGCCAACAGCTTGCTCATATGGAGGAATCCTTTGAGCTCCAGGCTGAAGGTCGTGGTATGCAGGCCCAGTTCGCTATAGATAAGGCGCACCTGCAGGCCCAACATGCTGCTGAGCGGGCTTCCTTGAGCCAGACGGGCTTGATGATCAACGGACTGCTTAAGTTCGCTGAATTAGGTATTGAGCTCGGTGAGGTTATTGTCGAGCATCAAGAGAAGATGCGTAAGGAGGAGATCAAAAAGAAAGAGGAGGAGCTGCAATATGACTTCCTGATCTCTGATGGCTTCGCTGCTGGTGAATCTCCTGAGCTTTCTATGGTTCAGCAGTATGACCAGGAGGGTATGGAGCAGACCGTTGAGTCCTCCATACAGTCATCGGTTAACAACAACCCTGTCCTAGCTGAGGAAGTCCGTCAGGCTGATGCTGACGAGACGATGATTCGTAACTATCGTCAGCTGGACACCTCTGAGGCTATCCGGGCATTCCCTGGATCCTTTGATTCCCTCATTAGTAACCCTAACTTCCGGGTACAGCTGGCTGATGGAACCTCTAGGTCCCTATCACAGGTACGTAACGCCTCCGAACTTAGCACCTTCCTGGACACAGCTGCTCGCCAGTTGACTGCCAGCATGGGTGTGACTGGTAAGGATAAGCACGCTATGCTTGTCCAGTTCGGTAAGACTGCACGTAAATCAATCAGCTCTGCGTATAGCCGTCTGGCTCCTCAGATCCGTGCAGCTAACCAAGGCGAGCGTTATGAGGCAGGTATATCTAACGCTGCTAGCTACGTCCAGTCTGGTGACGTACAGGTCGCCTGGAACACAGCCCGCAACGCTGCCGTTACCTCTGGTCAATTCATGGGTAAGAGCAACGCCGAGATCAATGATGCGGTGTTGCAAGACCTTATGGCCCGTACACCCGACAGTCGTCTCCCTGACCTCAAGGGTATCCAGAAGATCAGCGGTAATGCTGGTACTACCTTCGGATCAGATCGTAGGTATAACCAGATTATCGATAAGGAGATCATGGCTCGGCGTGACTTCCAGACTCAACAGCATACCTCCGTACAACGTAGTAACAACGTTGCTGTAGATGGTATCACTAACTCCGTCCAGGAGATGCTGTTTAGTGCGGGTACTGCAGATGAAGCCCGTTCTATCCGTGAGATGGGTGTTCAGCAGCTTGTACAGCTGGGTACTCCTGAAGCACTTGATGCTGCCAACTCTCTCAGAGAGAAGGGTGGCCTCAATAACAATGTATTCATGGATCTGGTGGAAGGTTTCGACACAGGATCCCCACCGACCACTCAACAGATCATGTCGGCTTATAGTAGTGGAGCTATTAGCCATACCCAACGCGAAAACCTCATCGAGAGGGGACAGCTTGGAGATCAAATTGATACTAGGATTGAGTCCACAGGACTTCCTTCCGTTGAGAAGATGGTTCAATCTTCTGTCACCTCCGTGTTGGCAGAGATGAATGTCGACTCTGTAGAGCGTAAGGGCCTTGCTGGTCCTATGACAGCCTCTCTTACTCCTCAGTTCGAGCAGGAACTCCGTGCCTATGTTGTCAACAACCCTAAAGCTACGCAGGGAGACATCATTAAGAAGGCAGGTGAACTGCAACAGAACCTCGTTAAAGAGCTGCGAGGAGATGGCAACATCTATGACTCAGGCCTTATCACCAAAGACGGTGATGGTATCAAGTTTGACTATAACACCGACTACGTTGCACCCGTAACTTCGAGAGTGAATCCGCATACCGGACAAGCACAGAAAGTTTACACGCAAGCAAATGTATCGGACATTCCTAGCACTGCTACTACTAGCGATGTGCTCATCAGTAAGGACGAATTTCTCAAAGCAACGGAGGTCTGGCAAGCCGGAGGGTCAGACTATTCCCCACGTATTCGCGCTCTGGCAGCTAAGCTGGGCACCAGCCCCGCTCTATTAGTTAAGAAGCAGGCACATGCTCTGGGCTATGGCGAGATGCCTAAGGTGATACCCCCTTCGGGTGATGAAAGCCTGGCAGTCGACCCCGTAGTCAAGCAAGGTCTGGATGTTATCGGACGTTATGAGTCCGACTCTGTTGGTGGTTACAATGCTGTCAACCAAGGTGGTATTAACAACGGCCGTGATGTAGTAGGTTACAGCGGTGACTTCCGTCGTATGGGCCAGCATGGTGGTAAGGATCTCACAAGCTTGAGTATTGATCAAGTAATGGAGCTCCAGGCCCCACGTCCTGGCATGTCCCAGAGTCAGTGGAATGCTGAAGGTCGCCTACATGCTGTAGGCCGCTATCAGTTCATCGGACCTACTCTTCAGTATGTTGTAGATAAGACTGGTATCGACACCTCGCGTCCCTTTAACTCCGAAGTCCAAGACTATCTTGCCGGATGGCTCCTTGCTAACTCCGTCAATGGTATTGGCCAATGGGTAGGACCTGCTGACAAGGCCACAGGCACTGAGCGTAGTATCGTTCAACAGGCCCGTGAACGTCTGCAGAGTTCATACCGTATCCTTAACAACCCGAACGCAGGAGAAATCCAGCGTCGCCGGGCTGCACGTATCGTAGGTAACCCCTGGTTCTGATCCTAAGGGGTTGGTACCGGGTTACCTACCCCTTTTCTGTTTAATTCTAGGATCCTAAGGGATTCAGTACCTATCATCTCTTTTTAAAATGAGTGGAATTAACTCCTATCAGGACAGCCTGAATCCCTATCAGGACACCTCCGTGCGTACGGAGACCGACGCAGATCTCCAGCGCATCATTGAGCAGGGGGTACCTGGCGAAGAGGAGGGCGCTCGTCCTTCCTTTGTACCTACAGTAACGCGGGATGAGAACGGTCAGCGTATTGCTGAACCCCCTCAGCCTCAACAAACCCAACAAACCCAAACCGAGGCTCCCGAACAGGAGGCTCAAGCAGAACAGGAAGCTCAGGAGCAGAAGGAGCATAACCTGAACCTGTTCCAACAAGCGACCGAATGGGTTGCTACAGAAGTATTAGGACAGGACCCGGAAGAACGGGCTCAGCAACGCGAAGAAGCTGCTGAATACTATCAGAAGTCAAGCGAGCGTATCGAGAACGCAGGTGGTCTAGAAGGTGCTACACGTGATGGTATCCGTGCTATTGCCGGTGGTATCGAGAAGGGCTACCAAGACCTCATTGGTGGTGCTAACTTCCTGGGTGATCTGGCCAAGACCAAGCTTGGTATGGTTGCTCCTGATGATGTATGGAACAACACTGACCATAAGGACTATAAGGGTTCTGATCGTGACCTCATCCTGGCTCAACCTACCTCATCTGCTGGTTTGTTTGCCCGCGATATGGTATCCTTCGTCACTGGCTCCCGCGCCATTGGTGCAGCTACAGGCCTGACTAAGGCTGGACAGGCTGCCAAGGCTATCGGTGGTGTCAAAGGCTTCGCTGCAGAGCGTACCGTTGAGGCTGTCGTTGGTGCTGCCACTGACTTCATGATGGATCCTGGTGATGGTAACGCAGCTAATGCTCTGCAGGAGTTCTTCCCATCCCTCAAGGATAATGACCTCCTCTCAGTCTTCGCCCACTCATCTGATGACAACGAGTTCAGCAGACGCGCTAAGAACCTCGTAGAAGGCGCTGTAATGCAGCAAGCCGTCGACGCTGTGGGATTGGGTATCAAGGCCATCTACAAGGGCTCAGAGCCCCTCAGAGCGTGGCTGTCAGCCAATCCAGGTGCTAAGTCTGCTGATGCTCCAGCTGAGATCCGTGCTCAAGCTATGGAGGCCCTTAAGACTAACCTATTCCATGGTACCTTTGCCTCCGAGAGTATCCTCGCTAAGGGTTTCAAGAAGAGCAGCAACACCATGAATGTGCTTGGAGAGGGTGTCTACTTCGCAACAGACCCCCGGTATGCCAAGGCTTATGGTGAGGAGGTCCTTGAAGGCTCAGATATGGGGATGAATATCCTTGATCTGAATGCATCCAACAAGTCAGTGATGGAACTCCTTGATGAGATGGAACTCGACTCTAACCGGGTCAAGTTCGGTGACTTCGAGGGCAACCCCATCGACCGTGAAGCATTCGACGCCCTGGATCCTGAAGATCGTATGGTCTTCATGATGTCTGATCAGAAGCTTGAGCTCCAAAGGAAGCTTAAAGAAGCTGGTTATGATGGCATTAAGTACGACCCTACCCTCACTAAGGCTGATCCTGGTGCTGGTGAAGAGGTCCTTATCTTCGACCCAGCTAAGGCAGACGAGGTAATCGCTCCCCGTGTGGAGTACGTACCCTCTGATCGTCCTGGTGCTGACTTCCGTAAGGAAGAGGCTCATTTCAATGGTGGTACTCGTAGTAACCCTGACTATGAGCCCTATGAGCGTGGTGGTCGTTCAAGTGAGTTCCCGCTCGAGGAAGTCTCTGAGCAGATCGCTTTCAATCAGAAAGGTCCTCGCTTCAGCCCTGGCGCCCCTAACCCCCACCTGACAGACAATACAATCCGTCAGATCGGTGAGTTGGGTGGTGATGCAGAGGTAGTTAAGAAGGCCTACACGGCTGCAGAGGAGTTCATCCTCCCACGTCTTAACTCTAAGGATCCTGAGATGATCCAGCAGGCCTTTGAACAGATCAACAAGTTCAACAAGGCTAATGAGCAAGGTGTTGATATGTCTGCCCTCACCGAACTGGTGGATGAGCAAGGCATGGCTACCCCTTACCTCAAGACCCTGCTTGGTGATAACGTCGCTAAGGTCCTGGTGGCTGATGCCTCCAACCAGTTGTCTGAGCTGGCCTCCACCACCCGTCAGATCACTGACAGTGGTATGGATGCTAACAAGCAGTACAACCTCCTATTCGATCGCCTGAAGGCTCCCACACAGCTCCAGGTTAATGAAGGTAGTGCCCGTGGTTCTAAGCTGGCTGTCCTCACACGTACCCTCAGTGGTAACTCAGGGCAAGCTGCTAAGAAGCGTATTGGTGAACTTCATGAGAAGATCGAAGGATTACGTACGCGCGTGAATGAAGGTGATCCTAATGCTGCTGCTGAGGTGAAGACCCTTGCTGACTCCCTCGTACTGGCTGATGGCGATGCTGAGATGTCTCAGACCTTCGCTGAGAAGTTCTTTAAGTATGGTAAGGAGAACTTTGAGGTTACCCTCTACAACTCTTACCTCTCTGGTCTCAACACCCAGTCACGTAACATCCTTGGTAACTCTACCAACCTGCTCCTCAAGCCTATAACCATGGCTCTGGGCTCCCTGGGTAACCCCCGTCAGGCCCGTGCTGCTATGTCCATGTATGTGGGCATGATTGATAGCATCACTGAGGGCTTCTCTGTGGCTCGTACAGCCTTTGCTAACAGTGGTAAGGCTCTCAATGCTACCTCTATGGTGGAAGCCTCAGCCTATAAAGGTATGCATGAGGGTGCTCAAACCTCTCAGAACATGCTTCTTAAGCTGAAGGACCTCCGGGCCTCTGCTAAGACCCCCGCAGAACACGCTGGAGCGACCCTAATCTCTGCTCAGTATCATATGATGGCTAACCCCTGGTTACAGGGCGCCACGAGGATGCTAGACGCCGCTGATAGGGGATTCAAAGTGATCTCTGCTCGTCAAAAGCACAAGTATGATATGGTCAACATGGCCATCGAGGATGGTATTGGCTTCGATCCTAAGAAGTACGAGATTAGCCTCCAGAACAAGATCAAGGATGGTGAGATCATTGATGAAGAGCTGCTTAAGTGGGCTCAAGTGGATACATTCCAGGAAGAACTGACCGGTAACATGGCTAAGTTCGCTGAGATGACACAGACTCTGCCCTTCGCTAAGTATGTGATCCCCTTCGTCAAGACTCCTACCAATATCCTCTCCCAGACTGCCTCATATATACCCCTGGCTGGTCGTTTGGTCTATAACACGGCCCTTGGTGATGTGTTCGCTAAAGAATACAGCAAGGTGATGCGTGGTTCAGATGAAACAGCTAAGGCTATCTACCGTGGACGTGAAGGTGTTGGCATTATGGTGGGTGCAGGCTTCCTGTCCCTCGGTTTCCAAGGCATCTCCACTGGTGCTGGTCCCCGTGACCCCCAAGCACGTCAGGTCTGGTTGGAGAACAACCGTCCCCACTCCGTTAAGATCGGTGGTCAGTGGGTATCTAACCGATTCCTTGGCCCTGTGGGTATCTTGATGTCTGCCTACTCCGATTTGGGTATGCTTGCATCTGATCGTGGTAAGTATGAAAGCTTCAGCGAACTCGCTGGACAGCTTATGTACGCTACGGCTGGTTCCCTGGCTGATCAGAGCTGGTTTAAGGGCCTGTTCAGTGTTATGGATGGTCTCAATGACCTCATGAGTGGTAAGGCTGATAGCCTGGACCCAGGTGAGTTCACAGCCAACATCGCACGTGCTATGACCCCCTATCAGGCAGCTCTCCGTGCCTGGAACAACACCCTTAACCCTGGTATCCGTGAGTATAACAACGCCTTTGAGCAGTATCTGGCTGAGACTGTACCTGGTATGAAGCCTCACCTCGGTGCTGAGCGTCTCTCCTTGCGTACAGGCCTGCCTGTTATGAGCCAAGGCTACTCTGCATTGAACCAAGCGGTCCCCTTTGGCCTCAATGAGGTAAAGACTGACCCTGTCATCGAGAAGATGATGCAGCTTGGTATCGATATTCCTATGGAATTCGCAGATAAGTACAAGGGAGTAGAGCTCACAGCTACTGAACATCAAGAGTTGACCCGTCGTGTGGCCAATTCAGGTGTATGGGAGGAACTGGACAGCTATCTGAACTCTAAATACTTCGAGGGTCAATACGAAGAGTGGAAGAACCAGAACCCTCCGACATCTCGTGATGGTGCTGAGTGGTACCTGGAAGCCCGAGGCCTTCTAACGGACGCCAAGGAGCAAGCAATCCGAGAGTATCGTGCAGAGAACACTCCTGAAGCGATCGAATTCGATAATAAGATTCGACAGATCGATGATATGGAGTTCCACAACCGCAAAGGTAACTATCAAACGGCATCAGCCGCCAAAGCCCTAATGGAGCTAGCTAACTAATGGCTATTATCGTTAAAAACGAATACACAGGAGATGGTTCTACCACGAACTACTCCTTTACATTCCCCTATATTGAGCAGGATCACGTCAAGGTCTACCTGGATGAGGTTCTGCAGACCATCACAACTGAATATATCTTCGGTAACGCCACAACCATCACGTTTCTCACCGCCCCGGCTAACGGGGTGGAGATTCTGATCCAGCGAGAGACTGAGAACACAACGATCTCGTCTACATTCTTCCCCGGCTCTGCAATCAGGGCTGGGGACCTGAACAATAACTTCGAGCAATCTCTCTACGTTACTCAGGAATCACAGATTACAGCTGATGAGGCTAACGCTTCTGCTATCATTGCCGCTGCAGCAGCCGCCCAAGCCTCCGCTGATGCTGCCCAAGCCTCTGCAGACGCCGCTCAGGCCTCAGCTGACGCTGCATCTGCCCAGTCTGACGCCGCTCAGGCACAATTAGACGCCGCCCAGGCTCAGGCAGACGCTGCTCAAGCCGCTATAGACGCTGCTAATGCTGCTGCGGATGCTGCTTCTGTGGCTAATATCAACGCTGCCTTGTCTATTGCGGGTGGTGTTGTGACTACCCTGCTTCCATTTGATACTGAAGCAGGCTTAAGACTGCCTGATGAGGCCTCACCTTATGTGGTTGAGGGCGCTCTGCGCTATAACAACTTAGAAGATCGCCTTGAAATCCGCACTTCACAGGGTTGGGAGACCGCAACAGGGGGTGCAAAGATCGGGACATCTCCTCCAGCCATTGCTTCACCCGGTGATACATGGTGGGATCCTGAAACTGGACGTACTTACATTTATTATAACGATGGGGACTCCTTCCAATGGGTAGAATCTAACCCCGCTTGGAACGGTGAAGTACCTCCTGTGCTCACATCTCCCGGTGGTACTAAGTACCGTATCGTCGTTGATGACGCTGGTAACCTCTCTACAACCCCTGTTTGATCATGGCTCTGAATTTCCCCAATAACCCCTCTCCGGGGCAAGTACACTTAGGGGTTAATAACGTCCAGTACCAGTATGATGGTGAGAAGTGGATCACACTTGGTACCACTAACGCTACTGGACTGTCCCCTGTCTTCGAAACCCTGTCTGTTACAGGCACTTCTAACCTCCAGGGGGCTACTACCGTCGGTGGTGCCCTCTCTACTGATGCCATCACAGCGTCTGGAGCTATTGCTGGTGCCTCCTATTCAGGTGGTACTGTTACTGGTACAGACATATCAGGCTCTAGCCTCTCTGTTGCTGGTACTGCTGATGTGGATGCATTGGAGGTTGATGGTCCTTCCACAACCAATATAGTCGCTACCACATCTGCTATCGACTGTTCTGCTGGTAACTACTTCACGATTACTGTTAATGGAGCCACTACCTTCTCCTTTAATAACGTTCCAGCTAGCAGATCCTATGGCTTTACCCTTGAGGTGACCCATACTTCTGGAACAATCACCTGGCCTGGTACTGTTGCCTGGCCTAAGAATGAAGCTCCTGAACTCACCACTGGTACAACCCACGTGTTTGTCTTCATTACTGACGACAGTGGATCTCGCTGGCGTGGAGCAGCTCTTGTAGACTATAACAACTGATCGCCATGGACATTGAAACTAGGCGCACGTTGTTTGGTGCTGCAGGCGGGTCTGAAGTAGACCCTGGACATGCTGTAGAGCATGTGCCCAACTATCGAACCCATGTGGTTGAACCCTATATCAACGGTGGTAAGGATGTTGCTGTTTACATGAGTTATAGTAATCAGCTTGGCAAGTTTAGCATCACTGGTACTAATGAATGGAACCGTTCACTGGTGAATAATGGTGGTGGTAACGATGATACTACCTTAGCAGTTGATACCTCTGGTACCTACGTATTCACTCCTAACAACAGGGCTATAACGTCTGTTGATCACTCTGGTAATAAGCGCTGGACTTCAGACTACTTTGCATCAGCTGGTGGTGGTGAAAGCTTCAACCAAAGGGGTTCTATGTGTTATAGCAGTGGATACGTAGCTATGACAATGGCTGGTTTCCCTGGACCCAGTCCTGGGCAAGCTGGTTATGAATACGCAATCCCTTGGTATGGTAGTACCTACAGCAATGGTAACCCAGTATTTAATCTAAACGGTTCTTCAGTTGGTACTAGGGCTTGGTATGTCAGGGCTAACGCTGAGAGTAATGGGCATGGTGAAGCTGTTTACATGAACTCGAAGCGTAACCCCGCTGTTGGTGCTGGTGTTTGTGCTGTCTACTACACAGCCCTATCTAATAGGATCTCCTTTTGGAGGTATCTTGCCTATGATTCCTCTAGTTTCGTATCTGGTTGCTACCGAACCGCTTCAAGTGTTAACGACCTTGCCTTAGGTGTTGATCCTTCTGGCAATGCCTACATAACCGACGTTGTCTTTGGTGGTACGTACTACAACACTAGACTTACTAGGCTTAATCCAGATAACACTACAGCCTGGGTTGCAGAGCTCTACGGATCTGGTAGCAACGTTTATGCGTTTAGTGTAGCAGCTGATGATGAGGCAGTTTACGTTTCATTCAGAGGTGCTTCTAAGACACACACACTGGCGAAGTTCGACTCCACTACCGGAGCCAAGCTGTACGAGTTGGAGATCACTGCCAATACCACGAACATGAATGGCTTCTCTGAGAGCTATATTAGTGTTGGTGTTGACCATGTTTACATGACCCTCCCTTATTCAGGCTATATCAAGCTTCCCAAGGATGGATCTACAACTGGCACCTTTGGAGTGTACACTATCGCGGCCACTAATGTAGTTCTAAATGCCATAAACTATACCGACACTTGGGCAGATCAGACTACCCTTACTTTATCCCCCCCTTACTATGGTCCTCAGGACATCAACAATCCTGGATTTGGAGATGAATACTATAACAACCTGATAAAGCCCAACACCAATGCAGTTAATGCTTCAGCTGCCTCCTTCAACTCACAAACTTTAGAATAATCATGTATGTTCTAGCCCCCAATCAGGTTCTTGAGACTTATCCCTACTCAATCGGGGACCTGCGACGCGACAACAGATCCACCAGCTTCCCCAGAAACCCCTCTGAGGAGCTGTTGGCGGAGTGGGATGTATATCCTGTGGTAACCCAGCCTCAACCGACCTTCAACGCCCGTACAGAGCGCGTAGAGCCAGTCGAGCCAAAGCTCATCGATGGTGTTTGGACCATCCGGTGGGCAGTCTTAGCCCTCCCACAGGAACAGATCCAGGCTGCACAAGAAGCTGAGCTGGAGAATGCACGTGCTATTCGTAACGCTAAGCTCGCTGCTAGTGACTGGACACAGCTAGCTGATGCCCCTGTGGACTCAGCAGCCTGGGCCGTCTATCGTCAGGCCCTACGGGACGTCACTGATCAAGAAGGTTTCCCAACCGACATCAACTGGCCTGTCGAACCTAGTTAATTTCCAAGCCGTCAGCGGGCTCCCTCTAGGGTCTGACGGCCTACAAGCCCGGGTACCCAAACTTGGAGACTAAACCACCACCGCACACCGTAAACAATAACAAGGGAAAGATCATGCCCGAACCAATCATCGGCGGATTATTCGCTCTGTTCATTGCGATCGGAGGTGGAAGCATCAGCTACGTGCTGCGGCTGGATAGGCGATTAGACGCCTTAGAGGTCAAGATAGCAGAGGAATATACTACATTACAAACTAGCAATCGCAGAGAAGATCGACTCAATGCCAAGCTAGACTTTATCATTACTGAACTTGCACACAAAGACTAACCATGAAAGCACTCGTACTCGTTGCAGTGAAGTGGGCTCGTGAAGCCCTCATCGAATGGCTCGAAGGCCCTGAGGGCCGTCTGGTAGTGGTCAAGGTCCTCCGTGACCTGGCTGCTAAGACTGAAACCAAGCTTGATGATAAAGCTGTTGAGCTCGTTATCAAAGGTCTGGAGAACGTCTGATCATGGCCAAGAGAGCAAACGAAGATCAATTCGACTTGCTCCATAGGATCCTGACGACTGAGCTGATCAATCGCATTGAATCCGGTGAAGCCACTACGGCTGACCTCCGAGCTGCGATTGATTGGCTTTCCAAGAATGATGTGACCGGGGTTGCTGTTGAGGGTTCTCCCCTTGCCAGCCTCCTCGGCTCCATTCCGGAGCTGACCTTTGATGAGGTGAACAGTGGCCGGTAATTCTAAGACCAGTAGGTACTACCGGAAGAACCCCAAGGCCGCTGCAAAGCGTAAGGCGTACGACCGTAAGTACTCAAAGCAGAACTATGGATCGCAAGCGCCAGACAGCGCTAAAAAACGGCAGCGTAACAAGACTGCGGCTGCTAGACACGCCTGGCGCAAGAAGAACGGGATGGTAAATACGGCTAAAGGTCGTGGTAAAGACGCATCCCACAAGAAGAACGGACGAATGGTTTCAGAATCCTCGCGTAGTAACCGTTCCCGCAACGGCAAGAATGGCCGTTCTACCAAGAAGTAAACCCTAAAACAAATGAGCCACCGATGGACACGCCCCGAAGCCTCATGCACGAAATGCTCACCTTCCGCGCTTCTGATGCGAAGCGTATGTGGAGGGAGAACATATTTATTCGGGACGGATATGCTTGCACATACTGCGGCTCTACTGAAAATCTAACTATTGATCACATCCACCCAAGGTCGAAGGGTGGTGAACGGTGGTCTGCGTCTAACTGTGCCACGGCCTGCCGTTCTTGTAACCAAGCCAAAGGCTCTATGGACGTTGAAACGTTTCTACAGATCCAATGCCTTTCCCAACAAATCCCAGCCTAGGAGATCAATACTCCGAAGCTGGAACTACTTACGAGTGGTTCGGACCTGCAACACGTTGGCAGCGAATCGTCACTGCTGCTGAATTTGAATATGGTCCTAACTACGCTTCGCTGGATGAAGTTCGTACTGACGGGGCTGATACCACTTTTACCTATCAGGCAGGGCAGTTGATCAGAGTCGAGAGTGCTGACGTTGTTAAAACTCTAACCTACAACGCGGACGGTACTCTCGCCTCTATTGTCATCGTGACTGATACAGAATCGATTACTAAAACCTTTAGCTATACTGCTGGGGTACTCACTTCCTATACGACTTCATAATGGCTCTAATTATTGACCCCGATGACCTTAACCAGTCAACGGAAGTAACCTTTGACACGGCGGCTAAGACCATTGCGCTGTCCCAGGCCGGTAACCTCTCTACAGACGGTGTTACCCTCAAGGCTCTCTACTCCTTCGCTAAAGAAGAGTGGAAGAATGACAGTGCTCTGATCCGCCACCCGTTCCCGTTCACTCCTATTACGGACGAACAGTTTGAACTTAAGGATGGCTGGGACTTCGCTA